GGGATACTTATTAAGAATATTATCTAAACTATGTCCTGCTTCTTTAAGTGGAAGTCCTGCCAATTTTCTTAAATCTTTTTCATTTTCAATATTAGGAATCATTTGTATATTCCTGCCAATTGTAGTAATCTTGTATTTTCTTCTGACTCAGGAACTTCTTCGCTTTCTTTAACTTTAAATGTTTTTCCGCCAACACTAAATTCTTTTTTACCTGATTTTTTTGCTTGTGCTAATGCACCAGAAAATTCATTACCTTCGTTAGGTTCTTCTTCGACTTTTGTTTTTTTCTTCTTGTCATTAAGAGCTTTTTTCATAGGTTCTTTTTTGTCGCCATCTTTATCAAAATCTAAATAATCTGGTTTTTCAGCTGATTCCTGTTTAGGTTTTTTTTCTGGTTTTGCCAAAGTCATATTGCGCCATTCTGAATCATCACCTTTTCTAATCTTTTTACCCGTTTTATCTCCGCCATGAATTCCAGGTGTCCAATTATCAGGGGCACCTTTATAATGACCTTTTTCAAAAAAGATATCATTGCTTGTATATTTGCTTAACTGCTTATTTAAACTTTCTTCAATAACATCTGTAATGTCGGGCTTTTCTTGGTTTTCAAAAGTTATGTTGTTTTTAACAAGACGAAGTGCCTTATTACGATCAGCAACTTCCATAACATCAAAACCTTCTGCTATTTCTGTTACCAATGCACTAACTTTTTCATCAATTGCTTTTTCACCAATATACTTTAACCAATGTTGATTTTTTAATGTGACACTATCAAACGCAAAGTTACTTGGGTTGTTGATATCGTCATCTTCAAACAATCCAAGTTCAATTTTACCTTCAAGAAGTGCGAGCTCAAGTCGTTCAAGAATAGTACCTTCTGAAACAAGAGTTGCAAGGTAAGGAAGCACACCTGTCAAGCTCTCATCAAAAGTATGTTTAGTTAGAACTTCTTGCAGTTCGCCTTCAACTTCTTCATTTTTAATTTGATCGTTATTAATACTTTGAATTGCTTCATTGTAAGTTCGTGAACTTTTAATTTTATTAAGATCTTCTTTAATATTATTAACTCGCATAATTGCTAATTCATGTAATCCACTTACACTTTCATTTTCTTCTTTAAAGTTTTGTCTAGTATATCTAACAAAATTCTTTAATTGTCCTAGTTCTTCATCTAATGAAATTATATTTTTACCTCCATCATCAAACGGAGTCCCTTTGTTCGCAATATGTCTTGCCATTGCTCTAGCAGATAATAAATTTTTGCTAGGAAATTTAAATCTTTCGCCCTCAGCATTTTCAATATAAATGGATTTTATATTGCGGGCTCTACTGCCTCTTGATTCTTCGTTAACAGGTGCGGCATGTCTTACTACTAATCTTGTATTACCTACATCCTGATATGACGATTTTGAAGAACCATATGATTTAGAGAATGCACTCTCTTGTATACTGTCCATGTCTGCTTCCTTTTTTAAATCAAAAACGTAATCTTTTGGTTGTAATGTGTGACCGAATTTTTTAAGGTTAAAATCCATCATATACTTTTTTGCTAGTTGTTTTATAGTGTTGATAGTATCCTTCGCTTCATCAAATGTAACACTTTTGCCTAAGTGTACTTTAATTTCTTCTTCGCTACTGGTTATAACTAAGTTTGAATCTGTTAGAAAAAAACGCCTAGCATCCTCAGGTTTTATAACTTTTTTTCCAATATCATCAAACATGCGAATAGTAAAACCATACCCTTTAAGTATAGCAAATATATTTTCGCTTATAGTTTCTACATTAACAGCCATAAATCACAACCCTTTATGATATTTATCAAAGAATGCCGATTGGCATTGGCATATCCAGCGGATCATCACCTAGTGGATCAATTAATTCTTCAAATGCTTCTTTATCATGTTTTGTAATTAACTGCACAATGCGAATACATAATACTGCGGCCATTACTAAATCATCATGTTCACCATCTTTTGCCGCATATGATCTGCCTCTTGCAACAAATGTTTTAAGTTCTTGTATCAAATTTCTACTATAAATTTTTACTTTTTTCTCTTCTACAAAGTATTTTAACTTAGAACATGCTTCTAACTTGTTTTTATGTGTAGTAACCATTCCTCTAGTAAATGTTTGTCCTTTAGTTTTTGGTTCATTTACTAAATTACCATAAAAATTAACAGGGCCCAATTCTTCATATGCCATTAACGATGCTTTACCTATTCCATTATTTTCAATACTATAATATATATTTTCTTCATTTTGTACTTTATCTTGTATTTCCTTTAATATACTTTGAAGTATAAGCATCTGATTACGTACATCTGTTTTATTATGTTTCCATTCTGCTACTTGTGAAAATTTAGGTAAACTAAAAACTTGTATAGCCGCGAAATCACTACCTGTACCCATTGAAGGATCTAATCCTACACAATATGTAGAATTTTTATTAATATCTTGATACCAACGAACTTGCCCTTCAACACGTATTGGTTGTTGTTCTTCTAGTAGCACAAGTTTTAATGGTGCTATAAGTGTTTCATCAGCAGTAATAAACTCACATTCATGTTCTCGTCTAAAACGTTCTTCACCTATTTTTCCACGTTCTTCATTTGCCCATTTATCATCTCGATCAGGATGGTCCTGCCAACGTGATCTAAATGCCCTAAATCCATTCTTTCCAAGTTCTTGTTCATTTCCATAATCATCTACATTATCAACAGCCGATTTCCATATTTGTGCAAACTGATCATTGTCTTGATTAGGTGTGCTAGTAATAATGCATTTACCACCTGTTGCAAGTGTAGGTGATAGTGATGTCCAGAATTCTTCTGCTACTCTTGGAGGTACAAATGCAAACTCGTCTAAGTAAACAAGTGTTAGACTCATACCTCTACCTGTGTTTTCTGTTGTTGCTTGTGCTACAATTCTACTGCCATTATCAAATTCTATACTTCCTCTGTTATAACTTGTACAACCTGCCTTAATCCATTCAGGCAATGTTTCGTATACATAACGTAATCGTTGCATTATTTCTTGAGCACCTGCGTATTTGTGTGCCGCAATTAAAATTGTAGCATCAGGTTTAAACATTGCATACCATAATAAGTATGCCGCGGCCGCAGTTGACTTTCCTGTTTGTCTAGGTAGCATTGCAATAGCATATCTGTAATTATTATATGTTTCAATTAATCCTTTTTGATATTCAAATAAATCAAAACTAACTCTACCTTTTACAGGATGTTGTATATAAGCATACATTTCAATGAAATATATCGGATCCTCCATGGCACGGCCAAGTTCGTCAATTTGTTCTTGTGACCATTTTTGGGATTGATGCGGTTTTTTAACTAATACGTCATCTTGCGTCTGCATAACACTCTATACTATTTGCCAAATACTTGTCGCCTTTAAACCATTGTATAGGTTTATTATCAAACTCTGGAGGTAGTGTATCCAACTTCCATTTGTCAGGCATAAACAATTTTTCTTTATTTGTTAATAATAATTTACTAGCAATGTCTTCACTAACTTTTATATTATCTGTTTTTACTAATGCTTTACCTATAGCAATTGAACAAACAAAATGATTTTTATTTGAATTTACTAACTCGTTAGAACTTTTTGGACCTGCAGAACATTGCAAAAACGAAGGATCATACCCTTGTTGTAATGCAAAACTACATATTATACCTAATGCTACACCTATATCAAGATGTACTGCCTTAGGAAAAGCATCTTTTTCTTCTTTAAAGTAATCGTCATATGTATTAAAATGGTCTTGCTTTGCTAGGTTAGCATAAAACAAAATATGTATAGGTGCAAATACAGATGCAAATCTTTCTGGTTTTTCGTCCATAAAAACATTATTAAACAACCAAATTTTTTGTTCTGGTGATCTCCAATCTATAATTGTACAATCATATAATCTAAAGTTTTGTTTACTAGGTACAATTTTTAACAAATCAATAAAGGGTTTAACATCAGGTCTTACTGTATCATCATACACTAAAACTTGATGTCTTTGTTGAAATTGTGTTAACATAATTCATTAATTAAAGCCTTGCAATTCTCTACTAGATTTTTGTAATGGGCGACGGGTAGTTTTACGTTTTGTTTGTTGTTTTTGTACAGGCGTTCTTTTTTGGATTTTCTTTTTCTTTTTATTCCATTGGCTTAAATCATTAGTACTTGCACCAATTGATACATTAGCTCCTGGTAATTTTGTACTAAGACTACCGCCTAATTTTCGATTACCTTTAGAATCTGTATGTAAATTAAGGCCTCCAAGGAGATTTCCTAATTTAAGACCTCCTAAACCTATACTCCATCCGCCTTCGTTAACAGGCGTATCTAATCTTTTTTTTTGAATTCTTGCCACTCTGCCATGAGCGACTCTTCGTTAAGTGGATTGTCTCCGTACTTGTTGTCAGATTCAGAATCACCTCTAGTTTTTCCGAAGCCTCTAAATGATACATCATCAATATCACCATGTGCATCATTTGGTGACCCACTAAACTCAGGTGATGAATTTTCAAAATCATCTGAGTCGTGTTCTTTCATTTTTTGTGGAGATGCTAGAACAGTAAGCATGTCTCGCATATTTTCAGTTCCAGTTGGAGGTCCGCCACAACCACCTTCTGCTGGCATTGGCTCAGGTTCTGCATGTTGCATACCTGCTAACCTAACTAAATCTTCTAATTCAACTGAAACTTTCATGTTACTTCCTTGCTGTCTGCTTGTTTACCCCAGACATTTTGCTGGGATTAGGTATAGAATTTTGACCGCTCAACGGGCTTGTTTTATTGCCCTCTGTGGTCTCCATTTGTGGTGCCGTACTCTCGCTACTTGCATATT